TATTTTGAAAACCCCAAACATCTTTAGATTGAACGATATCATAACTTATCAAACATTCAGGGCACGTTTTATCAATCTTTGTATATAAGTTACGAACGTCCAATTGTGATGTTTTCTTCGGGAGTTTCAGGAAAAAGTACGGTGTAAAACTGGTCGTAACACATACAGACTTACCTTCCTTCGTTTTACCAAAAATACTAATCAAGTGTTCGTCCTCCGTGTCTTGTGTTTCCCAGGTCAATACTTGGAACACGACCATTTTATCTTATTACGTTAACGCCTGATTTTTTTAATATAGTATAGTAGTAAATATGTCAGCTGCTTTGATCGATCTCGTCTCAGTCGGTGCCCAGGACGTCTATATCACAGGCGATCCTCAAGTCTCTTTTTTTAGACAAAACTATAAACGTCATACAAACTTTTCGATAAAACCAGAACGTATGGATTATATCGGAGTGTTTGGATCGGGAAACGAAGTTTCCATACCTATCAAATCGAAAGGTGATCTTTTGAGTTACGTGTGGATTGAAAATGCCAATATTAACAGTAATGATAACGATGCCTCTATTTTTAAATCCGCGAATGCGACAACACCAGTTGAAACTTCACCAACTGAATTCTCTTTGTGGATTGGTGGTCAAGAAGTGACTAAATTAGATACACTTTTCATTAATACCGTACACAATACGTTATATAACGAATCTTCGGCAAAAGCGACGTGTGCCGCGACGACCCAAGATGGTGGTGATAATGCATCGACAGGGAGTTACATAATTCCATTCTTTTTCAGTGAAGATTGGACGAAATCTTTACCACTCGTCGGTCTTCAATACCACGAAGTTGAAATCAGAATTAAGTGTAGAAATGGTACATTTACTCCAAGTACTAGACCAAAGGTATACGGTTCGTACGTATTTGTCGACACAGACGAACGTGAATTCTTTGCTAACGGTGAACATGAACTTCTCATTACACAAACACAACACCAACCAATGTCTGATTCCGATACGTCGATTGATTTGACCTACTTTAATCATCCAGTAAAGGCCGTTCACATAGCTGCGGGTAACGATTCAACAGTGGGTGCATCTACATCATACACTTTCACGGACGCGTCTATGTTTATTAACGGTGTTCCACTCTTTGAAAATATGACACACGAATACCACAGAAACGTCGTTCCATCGAGACACTGTTCAGTTCTTAACAATACGGTCGATTCGGAACAAATATATACATGGCCATTCTGTCTTACCATGAACAAGTCTCAACCAACGGGTACCTTGAACTTTTCGAGAATCGATAATGCGAAGATAAATATTAATTACACTGGTTCTGCTACAAATACAAAAATTGATATGATTCGAGCGTATGCGGTCAACTATAACATTCTCAGGATTAAGAATGGTATGGGTGGTGTCGCATTTGGTAACTAAATTAGTTCTTACCCGAAGATCCAAAACCTCGTTCACCACGTTTTGTTTCTTTTAATTCATCAACTTCCTCAATAAGTGGTGTTTCACACTTTTCCAAAATGAGTTGGGCGATTCTATCGCCTTGTTTAATTTCGAACGGTTCACTCCCATGATTAAACAAGATAACCTTCAATTCACCCGTATAATCCGGATCAATAACACCGGCACCCGTTTGAATACCGTGTTTTACACTTAAACCTGATCTGGGTGCAATACGACCATACACACCTTGTGGGATCGTTGCACAAATACCCGTACTTACAATACCACGTTCACATGCATTGATCGTCATATTTTCCATGCTATACAAATCGTACCCGACAGATCCAGGCGATGCGCGTGTCGGTAAAGTTGCTTCGAGAGTTAATCGTTTAATTCTAAGTGTTTCCATGTTTTTTATTATTCTAAGAGTTGTTTCTTTAAAACCATTTAAAATAGTGTAACGTATAATTAGAAATGAGTCTTAAGATTATTATGGGAAATATGTTTTCGGGAAAAACGTCCGAACTTATCAGGCGTTTAAAGCGGTACAAGGTTATAGGTAAACGTATTCTCGTTATAAACTCTAAAAAGGATACACGCGCGTCCGAAGACGTTTTACGTACCCATGATAATATTCGTTTCGATTGTATAAAAACAAATAATCTCGACGAAGTTGATTTTTCAAATGCAGACGTTATAGCCATGGATGAAGCCCAGTTTTTTACGGGTCTTAAAACGTTTGTTGAAAAGGTTCTCGATTCAGGTAAAACGATTTTACTCGCGGGTCTCGATGGTGATTATAAACAGAGAAAGTTTGGTGAACTCATAGACTGTGTACCTCTCGCCGATAAAGTGTTTAAGATATCGGCGATGTGTATGGAGTGTATGGACGGTACACATGGACCCTTTACAAAACGTATTGTTCAAAACGATGAACTCGAACTTGTTGGTGATCACGATATGTATAAAGCGGTGTGTCGAAAACACCTTTAGCTTAGAATCGATTAATATCTAAAATAAGAACAACACGTTTTTCTTCACCAGTTTTATCAACGCTATGGTACCGTGCGTGATCAAAAAGAACATCTTCACCGGGTTTATGTTGATGAATATCAAACTCCGTGGTAAGATTACTTGTTCCTTCGAGCGTTAAGTGGTACCGTAACTGTAAATTACTCTCGGCGCGGTGTGCTGGTATAGACATTGACCCTTCCATGACCGCAATCATGGCATGATCAACACACGGTACAGTTTTTAAAAATGCGTATAGTTTTGGAAAATCGTGTATTTTATAGTAATAATAATTTTGATTATATTCAAACCATGGATCGAGGTCATGGAAATAATATTTTTGTTTATTTTTACATAAGGTATCGTATTCATTTTTTATATCGAAAAAGTGTTTCTGTACCCTCCATAAACCCGTGAAATCGTCGACTGAGTAATGTGGTTTATAAAAAAATAAGTCTACGAGTGAGTTTCGTATACCAACGAGTGGACGTAAAGGTGTTTGGAAATACAATCTATCTATAGGGTTTTTACAATAATCTTTTAGTAACAGTATAAGTGGTATCATAAGAAACCACATTTTTTTTGTGTATATATAATAAATGCCAGGATATAAACTTGAAAAATACGCACCAACCCAAACACCAGAAGTTAACACATTAGAAAAAAGGTTTCTCGGTTTGACAAATGTTCAAATCGGGTTATTTAGCTTACCAGCCTTTATTGCTCTTTCCTCGGTTGTATTAGTCGTTCTTAACAAGAAGGCGAGATATAATCCAGCTGTTATCGTTTCTCTTATCATAAGTTTAATGCATATGTATCACCACTACACACTCGCTAAATTACAAAATAAATAATTTTATCCAGTAATTATATATGCGTGTTCGTTTAAAAAAAAGTCCACGTATTGATAAAAAGTTTAGAGTTACTTTTGAAAACGGAAAAATAGTTGATTTTGGAGCAAGAGGGTACTCAGACTACACAATACACAAAAATCCATTGCGTATGCGTTCATACGTAACACGACATGGTGGGTTTGTTCCTCATATGGTACAAAAACAAACCGACCCCAAACTGGTTCATAAAAATATGCTCGATGTGTCTCGAAGTGATAAAGAAAACTGGTCAAAAACAGGTTTTTTTACCGCAGGATTTTGGTCGAGATGGCTTTTATGGAGTCACCCAGAACTCGAAGGTGCGAAAAAGATTATATCTAAGAAGTTTGATTTATCTTTTCTCTAAGACCGCGACGTTTAAGGTTTGCTTTTAAAGCCGTCATTAAATTTGCGCGTGGATCTCTTCTAGTTGGGACTGGTGGTGGAGGTGGAACAGATGGTGCACGTGGTACTGGTGGTGCACGTGGGACGGGTGGTGTGCGTGAAACTCGACGAACACGTGGAACATTTGGTTCCACGGTTCGTAAAAGTGATTTACACGTTCGTATAAGTTTTTTTGAATTTCGAACCTGAATTTCCAAAGGTGGTTGTCGCCGTCTTTGAATTTTCATCTTAAGTTCTTTTTCACTCAGAGGAACGCGTTTGCCTTTTATTTTTTTGGTTACGCGAAGACCAAGACGCTTTGCTTCATTTTTTAACAAATCTATCTTCATTTATATTAACCAATATAATTTTATTTACTTAATATAAATGTCTAATTGCGCACCAGGTAATTTAGCTTCAACTTTATGCTGTTGCTTGTGTTGTTTCTTTTTTGTTTATAGACCTATATCATTAGTTCCAGTAAAAACTCCACCTTTACTGTTATTATTATTGTGTGTATGCTGTTGTATGTGTTCACAAACCATAACAATGGGGAGTTGTGCTTATGAAGCCATTGTACCAGAAAAGAAAGAAGAATAATTAAAAGAAATTATCCGTTCTATACAATTTCGCCTGAAATGAACCCGTTTGTCCTAATACCGAAACGGTTTCATTTCCATAAAGTTCGCGACACCCAATATCGTCCATACAATCGCGATTATCGATAGTCACAGGAAGTGGATACACTTGATCACCTGGTGTTGTCGTGTAATAATGGTATTGATCGCGACGACCCCTAACTTCTTTGCCGTATAAAGGTAATGTTTCTTCATCTGTGCCGACAAGAACACCCATTTGTTGGACGTACCCGGGTTTATACTCTTTGATTGGTGGGTTTCTAAATTCCCTTTCAACTGGTATCTGAACTGGCACTTCTACTGGGACACCCACGGGTACACCAACTCTTTTTTTAATGACAATAGGGTTACGTACTTGGTACACAATTACAGCAATGAGTACCATTAACGCAATAAATAATAGTTTTTGTTGCGTTTTGTTTTTGATCTTCATTTATGTATACCAACATTATTTAACAAACCGTTTTCTAAGTTCATAAAGAGGTTCTAAATCAATTCTATTGAGTCTGTACTGAACAAGTAGCCATAGAAAAAATAAAATAGATTTTAAGAAATTGTTTGCCTCTGTATCGTCCATTTTATATATTGGACCCATAATACGTCCAAAGAATGTTTCATCTTTACTGTTCCCTGTTACGGCCATTTCCATCTGGGTCAATGCACACGTATCGTCATTGACCGACCAATGGAAAAATATGAATGGGACGAGAAGTGAGTAAAATTCGAGGTTTTGTTTATTCTTCATGAATGGTACAACCAACATGGTTATGAAAAAGAGTAAGTGAATGAAAAATATAATGTTCATATCTATTAGTATGAACGAAGAAAAGAAACTTCCAAAAATATGGCACCCACAACAGGAGAAAATACTAAAGGCCTGGGGTGAAGCCGCGGCGTGTTATA